CTATATAAACCTAACCATTCCCTCTAGTATGTAGTCATTATTTAACAACCAAGAAGTGTCCCCCGCTCCCGCTGGGTCATTAATATATAAGACTGTCAGATCTCCGACCTTCGCATATGTTACTTTCTGTCCTGATATGTCTTGCACCCAACCATTCATAAGAATTGCTGTGCTGCTAAAGGATATTAATGGGTCTGATTTTTTATGCCACTTTAGTGCTACGAGTATTAAATTGGCTTCGCTATAAAATATGTCAGTGGATATATTAAGAGCGTTGGGGCCGGGAGCAAACACTGATCCAGTAACACCAATCGCTTTTCCGGTAACGACAGGTATCTGGCCAGACAACATTACAGGATGTGATATTAGATTTAAAGAGTCCTCCTTGACTAATACATGGTCGCTAGTCAACGTATCGCGCAAAAGCTGAACGTATGAATTTTCGTCATAAACAATCCCAGTATCTGCACTAGCTGTCGTTTTGTATTCTGTCAAATGGCTAGCAAGCCTAACATCTGCAATGCTTGATCCGAATTGGATGGACGACCGTTTTGCAGGGGAGTAGTTATACTGAGCAGCTTGCCATATTTCACTGCGCCCCTTTAGATTATTGAAGTGACCCTGTTTTTCCACTCCGTACGCCCATGAAGGCTTACCTATGAATAAATCAAAATGATCTGTTGTTGTAAACTCAAAAAGATTATCTGTTACTAGTTCTGCATACCACCCAGTATTTTGATACCCATAAGTTATGATTTTAGCCTGCACACCTTTTGTTACCCCTTCATAAGTACACTCAGTGTGCGATATGTTCTGACAATTTGGCACCGCCCCAGCATCAGTTGGTATTATGTCGTCGTCAATTAGTTCGCCGTACTTACGCCCGGCAACAGTAACTTTTTCGAATCGAACCTGATTGCATTGATGGCGCATCTGGTATGCGCTTACCTCTTCGAAACCAGATTTCACCCCCCTAATAAGTATATTCTTAAAGAACGGATAAAAAGACAGTCTTGCATCCCATGCAATCCCACAATCCTTAAATGTCAGGTCTTCCATTCCGCAACGTTCAGTAAAACAATTTAAATGGAATACTTTTGATACCCCTGAAAACATAATTCCCTTTATTAAAACACCGCGTAATGGTGCCTGCCCGATGGCAACCGCATCATCCAGTCCGTGATTAGTTACAATATTACCATCGCTGTCTTTATAAGCTGATTCAAAAATCCAATCTGGTGATGAAGACGTAATAGTGGCCCAGTTACCGATCAGGCGGGTATCAGTAGTAAGTAATATTTTTCCCTCAATCTTGTAATGCCCATCTACTATTATATTTGAACTAGTACCCCAGCCAAGCGCGGAACGGTTTGCTATTGCTGCATTAATTGCTGCGGTTGCATCCTGCCCCGGTGTGGCCCCCCACCCGCGTATATCACCCGTATCTCTCCATCTAGCCATCTGCAGTTCAGGATATTTAGTGGCTCCATCTGGATCTGAAATTTGTTTACGAAGCACATCACTTACATCTACCAGCTGCCATTTTCCATCACCAGTACCGCCAGCGGTTCCCGGCGTCGAACCAGCCGGTATTACTTTTGGCAGTGTTGCTAAATTATCCCAGCGATACCATGCGTCATCTGTGGTGTCCTGAACAATATCACCTGGGTTAGCTACGGTTGCGCCGCCCTGGAAAGTTCCGACAGGATTCAAGCCGAGATTGTAGATCTGCTGTAGCACAAGTTGCTTCAAGCCTTCAATAGTGTAGTGTTTGCCACCAAAGCGATCGATATATTGCTGTGCCAATGACGTTACGAATTCATCAATTTTCCCTGCGTTGAATTTCAGGTCTTGTGGCTTTTCGCTTGGAACTGGAAGTTGCGTAGGTGTGGTAGTCATAATTTTTCCATTAAAAAACCCAGCGCATTGGCCGGGTTCGGAGTTGGATTTAAGGGTTTAGTTAGGGGTAAATCAGGTCGCTGTATTCGCGAACTGTTAGAGCTGTGGTACCGTCAGCACCTGGGGTCTTGTCTGTTATCTCCCATTGCGTCGCATCCAGTTCTTCAGATGAGGCAATAAAGTAGCGAGACGGAGATTGCACATTCATGCCGTCATAGATGTTGAGTTCGATATTCGGAATTGCAGCGCTGAAGCCAAAAGACGTGTCAGGCAAAGGCTGCGCCGGATAGCGCGCTGTCGGTGTTCCGAGATAATCGGTAACCACAACGAACATTGAGCCAGCAAAGTTAATCCGCTCGCTGGTTTCGAAGGCGTTACCGATACGAGAAACGACATAGCCTGACTGCTGATTTGTGTCGTAGGTATCAACAATCTGAACCATGTCGCCAACCCCCACCCACTCCCCGTCTGCCAGTGCTGTTATGCTCATAGCCATTCGTGAGTAGATGAGGCGCTTGCACTCTCTTAACGCCCTCTCGTTAGACTGGAACGCGTCACGCACATACATCATCTCGAACTTCTTCGCTTTCACTGGCGCGCCGGATACGATTGCTCCGTTGCTTATGCGGTAGCGAATGAAGTCCTGCTTATTGGTTGACGGATTACGGTACTGCACCTCGACACCATCAAACCCACCGGGCAGCGTCATGTCGTAGCTGAGTGAGTAACCAGCCTCGACCGTGTTATTGCGGTTAAATACCGTAGCGGGGGCGGTTTGCTTCTTGTCTCGAGTAAATGACATCACATCATCATCCCATGACACAGTTACACTGGCCGCGTCGCAGATGGTTTGCAGTCGAGCCCCCAGTGACACATCTTCATCATCGAAGGTGTAATCGAAACGACCAAGGCGCGGGTCTATCGCATCAATTTCAGCCTGAATCTGATACAGGCCGTAAAGGTCGATATTGCTTTCTGGCTGCCCGCCCATCACTAACCAGGTATGAGCCACTGCATCAGCGAATCTACGCGACGGACGAAGCGTGTAATCAACCGACTGCGTGCTGAGTGAGTAGCTGATCGCGTATCGGTTGATCATCGCGTTGTATTTCAGCTCGCGCCCGGTTGAGTTCTCCGTTGCGCGAACCTTGATGATGACCGTTGTGTCATTAGGGTGGCTGACATTGTTCCTGACGTTAACCGCATGCACCTCCTCCACTTCCAGCTTGCTTGCATCGCTGGAGTTATCCGTTCGGTGGAATGAAAGCGAATAGCGCCCTCGTCCGGCTGCAGGCGTTATCTTGTCAGTGCGGAAAAACGTCTCGCTGGTAGAGTCATGAGGCGTGGTCTGCCGGTATGTGAATGTTTGAGTGGTACCAGGTATCTGATTGTTCTCAGCATCAACTTTCCATATCTGCAGTTGCCAGTTTGTTTCGCTATTCCCACCAAGGCCAGAACTGGTATGTACCCAGAGCTGATCGGAATCGATTGGTGAGAAGAACGGGCCCACAATTAGCGCGGCGTTGTCATTCAGAATGAACTTCGTCGTGTTAATGGTTGCTGTGGTGATGTACGAGGCACTGGAACCATTGATGCTGTCGAAGGTGAAGGTGTAATAAAACGTAGGTGAAACAACTGCGCCATCATCAGTCTGCACAGCACTGATCAGGTTAGCAAACAGCGTCACATCTTCCGTCTTGGTGCCACCCGGCACTGGATAGGTAATGTTGAGAGCGAATGAAACAGCATGCGGTAATGCCAGCCCCATGAAGTAGTCAAATTCAGCCTGCTTCACGATTTTCACTGCTATCTGACCGCCAGCGTAATTCCCACTAATCATTGTTGTTGCGGTGGCCGTCGCAATCGGGGTTCCGGTATCCTCGTTCGTTCCTGGCACTTCCTGCCCGTCTACATCGTCGAACTCATACCCTTCGTAAACTGTCGCTATCACATCACCTGGCTGGTAAATCGTGTACGACGCGCCTGCCATTGAGCCCACATTCGTCTCTGAATAGCGCACCTGACTGATGTCATATTTGCCCAGGCCGAAGTTCATGAACTGCGTGACTTCTTTCTTGTTGTTCACGTACTCGAAGATTGCCTGCTGAATCAGGTCTGGATAGGCGCGGATCAGGCCGTAGTTATCAGGTCGAGCCTCGCCGTTACGGGCAATGTTCGTCTGCCCCTTGAGGCTGTTATTCGGTGATGTCTTGCTTTGCCCCGCAGCGCCGCCAGCGTTAGGCTGCTTAATGAAAGAGCCCATCACCTTTTGCGTGAATTTTATCGGGTTGAAATGTTCGAGAGGATTGAGAAGGGTTTTGGCAAGGCCGCCGTTCTTGGGCTGATCAAAGATGATAATTCGGTCATCAACGTTAATGGTAAAATCGACATTGTCATCATCCTGCAGCTCTCGACCATTAATGATGGCCCGCACATCAGAATGCACACCTGCCTTTTCAAGCCACTCGCTGAACCTCGTCCCCGCTAACACTTCCATCCGTTGCTTCGGCAGCCCCGGCACTCTCTGTATTTCGATTACCGGCATACGAATACCACTCCACTCTGGTAAATAATTTCTGGATAGTTCTAATCTGGTCAGAGCGGACACAGCCATTCTCGCCGCGACTATGTAGCGCCCTGCCATCGACAATCAGCCCTACGTGCACCGGCTGCGCGCCGTAGTAAGCAATGAAGATATCGCCGTCGCTGAAGTATTCAGCCCGCCGCCAGTAAACAACCTCATTCTCAAAGCACGTCATGAAGTCCTCGCCCGCTTCGTAGTCAGGCGAGTGGTGCAGCTCAATGCCGAGAACGTGCCGGTAATAGAGAATGACCAGGCCCCAGCAGTCTGCTGCATCGAAAGCGCAGGCACGGTTATGCCAGGGTATGCCAATCACCCTTTCAAGGAATTCAGCTTTAAGCATTTTGCAGCCCTGGAAACTCTTCGACGTTATAGAGCAGGCCAATGTTGGCATTAAGCGGATTCTTGATAGTTAGTGACACCGTCACATCATTAGCATCCAGGCTGATATCGCTCACGAACAGCGTCCAGGACTTTAGCGGTGTGTTCATATCATCCGCATCGAAGCGCTGGCGCGTGAACTGAATTGGCTCAATGCGTCCGTATGCCTTCCACTGCTTGAGTTGCTGCTTGAAGTCAGAAGCCATGCGACTGAATTTTACTGTTGAGGCGATAACTGGCGTGGAACTCTGCTGGCTCTCTGCGATTTCCATCCGGCATGGCTGATAGACTTGCCCGGCGAAAGTCTTGGGGAATACCTGGTCGGCAACGAAACGAATGTAGCCAAATGTCGTGCTGTAAATGGTGATGGTGTCGTAGAGGATTCGGTTCGGTCTGCGGCTTTTAATTTCTCTGAACGTTGGCATTATGGCGCCCTCGGCAACGATTCTTTATCTCGGTCATCCGGATATCCGGTCACGACAATGTCCAGCCATCTATCCCACGGTGGCGGCAGTTCAACAATAATGTCGGCGTAATCATCATCGGAGTTTTTCAGCTGCCGGCAGATAACATCGCCTGACCAGGTGAACACGGAGCCGGATTGTGACCATGTGGGTCGCGCCACAAAATGCAGCTCCTGCATTTCAGGCTCACCGTACGCACCAGAGCCGATTCCAACTGGCATCAGGAACCACTGGTTAGACTTATCAAGATAGTTAGGGCTGCTCTCCCACTGCAGGAATGCCCGGTGCTGGTCGCGAGTGAATATCCATGTTAGTGAGAAGCCCGTTTTCAGGTCGTCGGTTAGCTTCTGGAATATCGGCGCGCCAACTTGAGGTAAATCGGTGCGAAAGCCGGTATCTGGCTTTGGTGTTTTCGACTTCTGGGCCAGCGGGAGCCAGTCCGGGTAATTAACGGCCATTTACCTTCCTCCGGGTGCATTCCCCCACCGCAGGCAGGCGGCGGCAAGATAGATTAGTAACGTTTCAAAATGGTACTATTGTGGTTATTTACAGTTGTTCATAAGATTCACGCACTTAAATGCGAGGTTTCTTATGAAGGATTATGACGAGGTTCAGTTCCACTTGAGACTACCACCGGACGTTCACGAAAAAGTTAAGCAGCGAGCCAAGGCTAATGGCCGTTCTATTAACCTTGAGATTATTCGAACGCTTGAGCAATCATTCTTCCGCAGCGGCATTGCGCAGGAAGACAGTGACGAACGTGTTGCTACCTTAATCTCTGACCGGGTGCGAGAGATTGCTTTCGAGATAATCAAGAAGGAAAAAACCCGCAGTTAAGCGGGTTTGAATGTCTCTCGTTTTAGCCAAGACATTAAGCCGCATCAGCACCGTGTATAAGATGGCGGAGCGATTTCACACCTTCTGAGTTATAGCGGAACGCCTCAACCTGCTTGCTCGAATGTGCGGATTTATCAAGGAAGAACTTTCCATGCTGCTCAGTTTTCAGGTTATTAGCATTGGCGACACGGCCAATTTTTTGAGCTGACACACCAAGCATACCCCCTACCTCACCAGCCGTATGGTAATGCTCCTCAATTTGAGGAAGCGGCACTATTTCACCACCAATCAACGGATTAACCAGGGTTGCAACAATCACCTGATTAGCCATTGGATCGAGCCTCGGAAGTAAGGACATTAGCTCACGAGCGGATGCAATGTTCTTCTCCAGTGCCTGAGCATTCAATTGCGCAGCTTTAGCGAGGCGATATTCAGGCAGCCCTGAGTTACTTTGCTTTGGTGCCTGGATAATCTGCATATCTTCCAGCTTGTCTACTAGCGAACGTCGAACTGCTTTCGATTCCCTAGCAGCCACACGCAAAGCTTGCTTGATGGACATGACTACTTTTTCAGACACTGTCTTGTTCGCTTTTTGAACTACGAAAATTTCGTAGTGCTCACCATCCAACTCATCCTTAATGCGATCAATGAAGTCGTTATTGCGCACAGCACTTTCACCGCATTCCTTGCGTGCCTTGTTAACCATCTCCAGTAGGTACTGGCTATCAATGGCTTTCTCGGTGACAACAGATCCGTTTACTGCTAAATTCATCTTAGTCATATACGTTCCTATACGTTGCTAGACTTCAGTAGGCCGCCAGCTCCACACTGGCGGTTTTTCTTTTTGCGCCATCCCATGCGCCCTCAGTGATACTGCAATCCCTTCAAACCAGAAGCTCTTTCCATTCCACCGCGAACACCATTCACCTGAGCACATGAATCTTTCAAACGATCAACCATCTTTGTTGCGATTGGTGAGCCAAGCGCTCTCAGTGCCGGGTTAAGCTCATTGCTCCAGATATCCCACATGGCGTCTAAGTGGATGCATGCCACATTGATGTTATGGACGTGCATTTTAAAATCGAATGCTGGATTGACGTTCCCCTGCGCAACTTCGCGATCAAGAATGTCCAGCACCCAGCGGCGAAACTCCTTGGCTTTGTCCGTGGTGGCGAACATGGCTATCAAGTGGCATCCGCGAAGAGAGAAAACACGCACAGGGATATCAACCGCACCCGTTTTTCTAACGACACTCATTTTGAGGGTCGTTGACATTTTCTCGCTAAATTCATCGTGATAGCGGCTATAGATTTGCGTAACAGCATCAGACTTCTTATACCCTAGCGCCGCGGCCAGTTCGGATGATGTGAGCCATGTTTCGCCTGCATGGGAAACCGGATGGAATGCTGTTTGCTGGAAAGTTAATTCGTTGTTCTGTACACTGCTCATGTTGGTTTTCTCGCAAGGATTACTGACATTAGAAACCCCGTTAGTGTTAGCGCACTGCGGGGTTTCGTCGTTTTTACTGAATAGTAACAACACCTTTCTCCTCTAATTCGCGCAGCAGTTTCAAGCGATACACAATCTCACTATGCATAGTGCGAAGTGTTTTCTCCGCAGAGCTAGCGATCCAAGACTTATCCTCGGCAGGAAGCCGTAATTGAATTGGGTTGATAGTTTTAACTTCTTTATTCATCATATAAGCACCTAGTAATTAAACCTCAACTGCATAATACTGCATCAAACAGCATTTGCAATATGCTTTGAGAGTTTTTTAGAGTTTAATGGATGTTCATATGCAGTTTGACGACACCTTCCCACATAGAGTTGCATCTTGCCGCGCGCGGCTAGGTCTGACGCAATCAGAGCTAGCATCAAAGATCGGGGTAGTTCAAAGGATGATCGCCGCATATGAAATTGGTGAATCAAAGCCCAGAATGAAGGTTCTCATCAAATTAGCTGAGGCGTTGAATGTCAGTGAAGAGTGGCTAGCCTCGGGAGATGGGCAAGAGCCAGACATACGTAGAAAACCTTCTTCGGCACCTGCCCGGCAAATACCTATTATCTCTTCTGAAAATGTTAGCGCATGGCTTTACGACTCTGGAGAGAAAAAGAATCTCATAGAAAAACTTCATACAACTTCATTACCGTTAAGTAATCTTGGGTTTGCCTTAGTCATTGATGATGCGGCGATGGCCTCCTCAGATCAGTTTGGCTATGGATTTCCTAGGAAATGCTTGGTTTTCTTCGACCCATGCATGGAAGCTGAAGATCAGGATTATGTCTTGGTGCTAATGCTCGACGGGAAAACGATGTTTAGGCAGCTATTTGCTGGGTATTCGGGAACAATTCTACAGCCAATTGATAGCAGATACCCTCCTGAAAACCTAACTAGCTATGAAGATGAAGAAGGGAACACTCCTATGCTAATACCTGCAGTTTCTTATGAAGTTCAGCTTCCATCAGCGGAACGACTCCAGGATTCAGCATTAGGTTAAAAAGCCCACCTGAGTGGGCTATTTGGTAACTAGAGCCATAAATAGCGGAACAAGGATGGCAGACACAAGAAGAGCAACTAGCCACTTCTGATTTTCATCAGCCTTGTCCCTGAATCGCGTGTCCATAGCGCCTAATTTATCCACCAAGCGCGTCTCCATATTATCCATTTTTTGGCTAATGTTTTTGAGCTCGCTTTCAACGCCACGCATATTGCGCTCTCGTAGCTCGTCAGTTGCCTCAAGTCGAGCTATGCGTTCACGTGTATACATATCACCCCCATCACCGCCGCCTCCGCCATTTTTGAATCGCGGAAATGGTACCAGGTTTGTGCCATCATCCCTGTCAGCCTGCATTTTCTTTCCCCTCTTCGACCCATTTAAGCACTGGCCATACGGCTATATGGTGTGTAAATCCACAGTTCCGACAAATTACCCGGTACTGATATTGCATTATCGATGAGGGAGGGCCATCGGCTTCAAGTTTAATGTAATCGACGAATGTTTTTCTTTCACTACCATCTGGCCCGGTTTGAATCACGCCACATTCAGGTATCCCGATATCCTCACTCCCACAGAGTAAGCAAGTGAAAACAGGGATACCTCGCTTGTACAAAAACTCTGAAAGCAGTGCTGGAGTAACCTGCTCAAGTCGCCGCTGAAGCGTTAAACTATTTTTTCTTTGGCGATCATCTTCATCTTGCATGCTCATTCACCGAAAGCAATATTTTGGCAAATTTAACATGTGCTTATGAAGCTCATGAACTGATCATTTATCCATGCACCTGAGTGGGCTATTGTCGCTAGTCATCTTGGACGTGAAATCTTCCAGGAGGATTTTTAACTACTTGCATCGCTTGCTCAAATCATCTCTAGCAAGGTCTGCTTGATGCCCCATGTCGTATAGGCTTACTGGTTTATCAACCATCAAGACGTTTGATTTCTCAGTCACGTGGGCAATGAACACTATGTTGGCGTTTTCATTGCCGTTAGTGACAATCACCTTTCCACACACATTACCGATCCGAGCATAGCTAGAATCCTCGTATTCCGGGAAAAACTTCACGTCTGAAATGGATGAAACTTTTACAGCCTCAGGGAAAAACTTTGTTTTAGCGTCACTTGTTACTTGCTGAACAATTTCAGAGTTAGAAATCGCCATAGCTTGCAATGGTAACAAACACAGAAATCCTACTAATATCTTCTTCACATCCACACCCCAGTAAGTAACATTTTGTCACATGGTATCAGAGGGATGAAGCAAGGCAATGCAACAATTACCCTCGCGCTTTTCTCGGTGCCTGGTGATACTGCTCAATAGCCTGACTCGCTGGGCCGCCGTTGCTGATGTCATAAACGAACGCATCAACAGTCCACCCGCCTTTACCATCTGGTGTCGCCTGCGCGTCCACGGTGGAACTGGTGTAGTTATTGATGTTCACAACAACGCCACCACCTCCACCGCTTCCGCTCTGCATATCCTTGTTGCTGATGACCTTGCCGTTATCGCCGGGGATCATGAATTGCTTACCGCTGCTGGCCTGGTAGATTTCAGGCATACCGCCCTCACCTACCTGATACATTGAGCCAGCTGATACCGGGCCACCATTCTTGCGCTTGCCAGCCAATGAGCTTGAGAGCGCCATCGCAGCTATAACCGCGCCAATACCAATTGCAGCTGCGCCACCGAACGAACCGATACCGGAAGGCGAGCAAGGAGCCGGTTGCTGATGTTGTGGCGTGGAACAAGCCAGGCGAAGAAAGAAAGTGTGATATTCGCTGGCGTCGATTCGATGTAGCTCCGGGCCCATTGTTTGCAGCGCCTCCACTCCAGGCAGTGCCTACTGGATGGAAACTGGTACCGATCGAGCCAACAGAGAATATGGTAGTTGAAGGGTTTGAATCTGAACCGGACTCATTCTTTAGTAATTCGGATGAATGGGAGGCATACAAAGCTATGAGCGGATGCCAGCAGGCGGCGCATAAAGCCAGGTTATGCTGGGCTGCCATGATTGAAGCTGCGCCAAGTGTCACAAATGAACCATAACCACCAGATTACACACAAATAAGCTCATATGTGAGCCATTACACCCGTAACGGTTTATACATGAGCCATTTCGATTAAATTTCACGATAAAAGACCATATATGACCTGCATATGAGCAGGTTTTTTTACGCCTGGAGAAAGCTATGGACGATAAGATTTTACTGACAAACGACATCCTGCAGAGATACCAGATTTCACGGAGCACCCTTTACTTCTGGAGCACCCCCAACAGAATGCCATCTACTTTCATTTGCCCATTCCCAAAGCCAACGGTTCAGGGAAACCCTAAGCGCTGGCGTGAGTCAGAAATTATTAAGTGGGAAGATGCGGTTCATCGGCCTACAGATTGTATCCAATGACCTTCTCAAGATGCTGATGCCAGATATCCAGCCATTCATGCTGATCGCTCATGTAGTCATGCAGGTTGTATCTGGCCATCACCCCAGCCATCTGGTGACCAAGAAGCTTTTCTATTACATGCGGAGGAGCCCCAAGTTCAGAAAGCCTTGTCGCCACCGTTCTTCTTATGTCATGAAGGCTCCATGCCGCCATGCCTGCCTTCCTGATGACTTGAGCGGAGTATGTAGAGACGAGCGCCTGCGTTGGTGGTTTTTCATCACCACTACGGAACCGAGCTGGAGTCATAACATACTGAGTTACCGATCCCCTTCTATGCTCTGTCAGCATCTTTATAAGGTGATCTGGCAGAGCCCTTCTTATGCTCTTCCCCGTCTTGTAGTCTTCTGCTGGTACCGTCCATGTTTTTTCTTCAAAATTAAACCATTCCCATTTTGCTTTTCTTATCTCAGCAGCCCGGCAGCCTGTAAGAAGCATAAACCTGACAACGAGTTGCTGTGATGGCGGCATCGAATACAGCGTATCCCATACCGTTTTAATCTCTGCATCCGTAAGGCGTCGGTCGGCCATTTTAGCCGCTACACCAACATCAGACTTTCTCAACGCTTCGAGCGGATTGCTCTTAATGACATCTCTATTGCTGCAGAACCGGAATGCCCTCTTCATTAACGAAAGCATTTCCCCGGTGATAACCATCCGCCCCATCCCATCGAACAGATCAAGCCAATGCCGCTTTGTGGTCTGGTCAACAATTGCTTTTCCGATCACCGGCTTTATATGCTTCTCGAAGCTTTTCTGGTTTTCGTAAACCTTGATTATCCCTTCCGGGACGCAGTAATGCTTCACCCAATAATCATATGCTTCTTCAACCGTCAGCGCGGTAACCTTCTCGTTCATTTCCAGCATGGCTTTCTGTCGCGGATCATATCCATCGGAGAGCCAGGAGCGAAATTGCTGCCTTCTGTCGCGAGCCTGAACCAGTGATATGATAGGATACTCACCAATGGTCAGCTGAACTGGCTTACCCAGCCATCGATAGCGGTAGAAGAATGTTATTGCCCCAGCTACAGACAGGCGCGCATTTAATCCGTGGGAATCAGAGAGGACTTCGACCTTCTCTCTTCGCTTACCAAGAGATTTTCGAAGCTTTGTGTCGGTGAGCAT